CACGGCACAGTGAAGGTGCTGGAGGACCTGGTGCAGAGTCTTCAATGGCGGGCGCATGATAGCTTCGCCGCCAAGCTGCCTGACAGACTCCCGATTGGCACATTGGAAGATTTCTGGCAGGATCACGATACCGCCTGCCACGCTTTCAGACTGATAAGAGAGGCCGTTGAGGCCCTGAAGAGCGACTGCGCGGAGAGAGGAGCGGTAAGCCATTGAAAATCCCGTTACGCCGCTGGCAGGAAGTCCAGCGGCACTTCACAGACGACGAAAAGGCCAACCTGACGAAAGCCGTGGTGGGTGAGACGATCTGCCCGCACGGCGCGATCATCGACGAAGCGCAGCTCCATCCGGATTTGCGGGCGAAGCTGCGCTTCCACTTCATGGGCGAGGGCGAACTGAGGGCAGCGTCATGAAGCACCATCCTGAACCTTACCGCCGCTGTATCCACTGCGGCTGCACGGACGACGCCGCGTGTGTCGATCCCGAGACAGGCGTACCCTGCCACTGGATCACTCTGAATCCGCCCGTCTGTAGCGCGTGCGCGTGCGACGGCCTGGCGCTCGATGTGCCGCTCGTGGGCGCCGCGGGAGGCGAGGGATGAGCCCAGCACAATTCATCGCCGATTACGACCGCGCCAAACGCGCGGAAGGCGAACGCGAGCGGCAGATAAAGATGATCGAGGACCGCATTCGCGAGCTGAGCGGCGAGCTGCTGCGCGTTCGCACGATGGAGGATCCCGACGACGACGACGATGACGATGATGCCGCGGCGCACGCGGTTTACGGCCCCATCCCCTACAAAGATGCCGAAATAGACGCCTTCGAGCGGCAAATCGACGAACTGGAGTGGGTCTTGCGCGAAGTGTTCGGCGTCGTGCCTTGTGCGCCGTCCTCGTACCCCGCGGTTACGTGGCCAATGAACACGGTTAAGAGGCCCGATCCATGCTGACCCTCCCAGCTCGCCGGCGTCTCACGCTGAAGTGCCCGACGCACCCCAGGGCGCAGTACACGGTCCGTGGGGAACTGCCTCCGCCTGGCTGCGCAGCCTGCAAGGCGATCCACACGGTGGCGATGGCGTCCGAAGCCCTCGACCGCGTGGAGCGCGCCGCGGTGGGCTATATCACGCGCGGCAGCGCTCGTTTGGTCGGGAGGGCAGGATGACCGACGGCGAGCATGTGGCCCTCGCTGTCCCCAAAGGACGGGTGCAGGCTACCTGCATCCACGTGTGGCGCAGAGGCGCGCCAGGCGTCCGATGGATCATGTCGATTTCGCGCGGCCCAAAGGACTGCTTCGTAAACGATGCCATGACCATCATGGAGAAACAGCCGGAGGTCGACGCTGTTGCGCTGATGAATCTGCCGGGCCCAATCATTTTGTACCTGCGTGAGATCCGTGGGAAATGGTACGACTGCCTCGGGGCAGAGGCGCGGATGGAGCCCGTTTTGTGCTGAGCTCCTCCGTCTACATCATGGAGTGCGCCTGCGGCGACACGCTCCAGAGCCACGAGCCCGAGACGCGGCACTTCTGCGCGGAGCTCAATGCGACCATCCAGGATGCAGACGGGCCGGCGAGCCCGTGGCCGCGGCGGTACCGGATCGTGTGTGTGGAAGGATGGGGGCAGGCGTGACCGTAGGTGAAGCGATTGCGGTAAACGCCATCTGGAAAGCACGGCGCTACGTCAAGAGCAACGGGGCGGAGGAGTGGAACGCCCTTGCACTGTTGGCTCGTGGTGCGTATAAAACGTTGCGAACCGGAGTAACGCCGGCAGACGTCGAACGCGTGGCACTTCTAGCGGGCGTGGATATTCGGAACGGGCAGAAGCCATGATCTCGCCGCGCATCAGCCTGGCCGCGCCGCTCGACGAACGCCACGAGCTGGACATCCTTCGTGCGCTTTGCCGCGATGCCAAGCTGGTCAACAAGGAGCTGCACTCCCTCATGTACAGCCATGAAGACCTGCAGGGTGCGCTGGAAGTCATCGTTAGCGCGACCGGGCGCATGGAGGCCGCGGCTACGCATATTGTGGGAGGACTCGATGATGCCACCCTCCGCGCGGCCGCCATCGCACACGCCCTGCGCCTGGGGAGGCACCCTGCTCCCGGGCTGGTAATAGATTTTACGCTGTGCGTCGAGCAAATCGAGGAAGAGGATTTCGCGACTGGGAGGCTTGACCTGGCGACGCCAGTGTCCGAGAAGGTGAGGTATGAATTTACCATCACTCAGGAAGACATTGACGCCGGCATCCGGCTAATCAACGAGGAGGCGGCGGTATACCGGGAGCCGAAGCTGACGACGGTCAAGGTTGAGCTATGATCCACTACCAGGACGATCACACCCTTATCGAGATTCTCGGCCGCGTGATCGTGATCACGCCGAAGCCACTCTCCGACTACGATCGTGCCCAGGAACTGCACGAGATGTTCCCAGTCCAGAATGGCTGGGGACACTGCCGCTACTCGGTGCGGATCGTGGCGGCGGATCCGGATCTGCGGGCCGTGCTGGTCAAGCTCGCCGAAGCCACGGTGCGAACCGAGGCTATGCCGCTATCGGCAGGTCCAGCAGAATGATCGCCAACTCGCGCTTCTGATCGGTGGTGAGACTGCTGCACTTGAGCGCACGTCGTATGGCTTGGTAGTTTTCTGTCGAGATGGCGCCGCGCCGGGCGTACCACAACGCAAGCTCTGTGCGCGAGCGGGCGCCGGTTTTCAGGAACAGCTCATGCAGATACACCGGGACCGTGTTCTTCGACAGCCCCATGGAATGAGCAATCTGCTTGTTTGGTAACCCCTGGCAGACGAGCTCGACGAGCCTGGTCTCCTGGGGCGTGAGGGTGGGTGTGGACATTGTTCGTAGGTACTTCTCCCTTTCACTAATCGTACTGTTAAACCGTCAAACAAACGCAAATACTTAATTCAGAATGGCTAAAGTCGTGCCCATTCGCTCCGGGACGCCCGAGGATGCCATCCGGCGGGCAAAGCTGGACGAATTCGGTGAAATCAAACGGCGCCTTGCCCTCTCGGAGCCTGATGAACAAAGGCTGGAGACGCTCAAGGCCGAGATCGAGAGCTGGTTCGAGGATTCGCCTCCCGAACTGCCTATTGTGGTGCGGGGCGATCGCTGGGAAGTCCAATTATCCCCGCGTCGCAACGAGCGGACCATCGTTGATCAGCGCAAACTCTTCAACATTTTGCGAAAAACCCTGGGCTTGGATGGGGTAATCGCGACATTTAACCTGCCGCTGGGCGCAATCGATAAACACGTGCCCAAGAGCGCGCAAGCGGGCCTGGTGACCGAGGAACGCTCAGGCTACCGGACGCTGAAGCCGGTAGCGATCGCGCCGGCAGAGATGCCCAAGGCCGCGTGATGCATTGTCCTCTCAACAATCCCGTGCTGAATCCGCCCAGGAGGCTCCCGGCGCACCATCAGCGCGGATCACGCCCGTGCCTCGGCAACTGCGGGCGCAGGGTATCGGCGACGAGAGCGCGATGCCTGAAGTGCCTAACCAGCGGCAAGGGCCGACTGCGCGAGCTTGTCAGTCGGGCGATCGACGAGGCAAAAGCCGCATGACGTTCGAATTCTCGTGGCAGTGGGACCGCTGGCTCGTGGGCTTCAGCTTCAAGTGGGGGACGTACCTGGCGATCAACCTGTTGTGCCTGGCGTGGCTCTGGTACGACGCTGCGGAGGATTTATGAGCGATCTGATGTCGCGGCCCTACAAGCCTGGCGCGAAGTGCTGCGAGCGCTGCGTGTTCGGCCGCGGTGAGCACGCGGAGTGGTGCTGGCCGTGCCCGAATCCCTTCTGTAACGGGCGTTTAGAGCTGTCCCAGCAATTCGAACAGCCTTATAGCTCGGCGTACTGCGGGAAGTGTGGCACGCGAACCGATACGACGCGGCTCTCGATCAAGTGCAAGGTGGAGACGTGTTCGAGGCGGGCGCTCGGCCCGGGAACGAACCTTTGTGTTGAACACCTTACCGAGGTGATCCGTGAGTTGGGGGCGCCGTTGTGCGTCCACTGTCGTTACCAGGAGACCTGTGACCATGCGGAGGCCTGCCGGGCCGAGCAGGGGATGAGGGACGCCGCATGATCGTGGAATACGCCTGCGGCTGCACCGACGTGGTCCGGAAGAACGAACCGCGCGCGGATTGCGATATCCACGGCGCAAGGCAATTACAGTTTCTGCCGGGGCCTGGCAACGGTCTCGGGTGGATCGAGTCGCCCAACGGGCTCGCGTGGGTCGAGTCCCCGATAGAGCGCGCCCAGGCTGCGGCCATGATAGAGCGCGCCCAGGCTGCGGCCATCAACTGCGGCTGGGACCAACTCAGGGAGCGTTTCTACGCGAGGCCCCGTGCCGCGTAAAGCCGCGCCGAAGAAGGCCGCGCCCAAGAAACCCATAAAACCCCTGCCCAATAAGGCCGCGGAGAAGACTCGCAAGCGCAAAGTAGTGGCCGCCGGCATCGTCGCCGGCAAGAAAAGCAAGGTCATCGGCCGGGAGCTGGGCTGCACGGACCGCACGGTACGCAGGATCGCCGCGGAAAAGGAAACCCAATTCCTTATTACTCGCGCCATCGCACCCTACACGCCCGAGCTGGAAGCGCTGCTGCCGCGTGTCATGGATGCGCTGGGCGATGCGCTGGTGGCCGAAAAGACGGACTCAGCCGACCATTTCACGCGGTTGCGCGCGATCGAGCGCCACGGCGAGCTGATGGAACTGGCGCAAGGCAAACCGAAAGAGGAGACGGTCCACGAGATGCGCCTGATCACCGCGCAGGCTTTTTTCGATTTGACCGGAGTGGATCCCTTTGCCCAAAAAGATTGAGCTGACCCGGACCCAGTGGGCGCGCTATGCGGCCCGCGTGCGCTGGAAAAAGAACCGCGAGGCCATCTTGCTCGAATGCGTCCCGATCGTCGAGCGTATTGCCCGCCAGGTGCACCGGCACATGACCCACGTCTCGATCGAGGATCTCATCCAGTCGGGATACGTGGGGCTGCTCGAAGCCGATCGGCTGTTCGATCCTGCGAAGGGCAAGACGTTCCAGGCCTTCTCTTACTTCAGAATCCGCGGCGCCATGATCGACGCGCACAAGCGGCGAGCGTACAAGGATGACACCCTCAGCCTGGTGACGATCGACGAGAGCGGGGTGGGCGAAGGGTACATCGAAAGGCCCGATCCGCGCAAGATGGCCGCCATTCGGATTGTGCGCGACAATGCCCCCATGCCCGAAGAGACCGCGCAGAAGCGCGAGCAGGCTTACTTGCTCTCGCAGGCGGTCCAGGATTTGCCGGCAGACGAACGCGAGGTATTCACCATGTCGGTGGGGGGCGCCTCATTGATCGCGATCGCGGAGAAGCGGCGCCGCAGCGTGGCGTGGGCACGGGCGAAGCTAGCGAGTGCGCGGGCTACGCTGGGAGCCAAGGTGCTCATGTGGGGCATGGGACTCGACAAGGCCGCGTAGGCCGCGTAATAGCGAACTATATTATCGAGCGCGCGCGTTTGAGTGCCCTCGCCAGGAAATCCGGAAAGGGCTCACCTTCAGCTTTGGCCTCTTGATACTCGTCATGGCTGAGCCATAATTCGATTCCGGTATTCTCCGCGCGGAGTGCCTCCTCAAGAGAATCGCAGAACTCCTGAGCTGTCATAACGCCAGCGTAGCGCACGGCGCCGCGGCGCGCGTCGAATGTTGGGGCATGAATAAAAACTCACGCCCGCCCGAGAATGGCCGGCTCAACTCTCAGCAGTGTAATCAGGCCAACATCTGCGCGCAGGCTCCGGACCCCATCCGGGAGCCTGGCCTCATTGCGAAAGCGGACGAATGCCTGAAGTTCGTAGCCGAGCTGGAAAACACTCTGCAGAGGATTGACGGATTCCTGTTCGTATACAAACCCCAGCCGGCAGATGAAGTGTGCAACTCGGCGAGCAGCGTCGACGACACCCTTGCCCGCATCTCCACGCGCCTTGCCTGCCTGGTTGGTCACACTCGCACCATCCTTTCCCGCATCGAAGACTGACGCACGGCACCGCTAACCTCGTCGAAAAGCGGGCTGAGTGCTCGATCATGAGATCCTGGCGCGCAAGTTCGCCAACCACGCCACCTTCGCCCGCGAGTCGCTGACCGTCGAGAACGAGCAGCGCGCATTGGTACCGATGGTGCTCGGGCCTGGCCAGATCAGGCTCGACGAAGCCATCGAGCGGCAACGAAAAATCGGGCGCCCGGTTCGCATCATCTACCTGAAGTCGCGGCGGATCCAGGCGACTACCGGTACCGCGGCGCGCTACTTCCACCAGACCGCCTTCGCGGCCGGCGTCCACACCGTGGTGCTTGCCCATGACGACACGTCGACGCGTAACATCTTCGGCATTTACAAGCGGTTCCACGACACCTACAAGCCCTTTAGCCTCGGCCGGCCGGTGTTCGTACCCTCGAAGGTGAACCCCGCCGAGGGGCAATGGATCGACGGCTACGGCTTACCGCCATCGGATCCGCTCAGCGATCGCATTTACTACGAATTCGGCGGCGATCCCAAATCGAGCTTCATCCAGATCCACACGGCTGGCTCAGTGAACTTCGGGCGATCGTTCCGCATCACCAACGTTCACTTCAGCGAGTTTCCCTACTATCCGGATCCCGCCGGTACGCTCGCCGCGGTCATGAGTGCGGTGCCGAAGCTGCCGGATACGTGCGCCATCGTCGAGGGGACCGCGAAAACCATTGGCGATTACTTCCACACCATGTGGCAGCAGGCGATGGACCCGGGCTCGGATTCGGAATGGCTCGGCATCTTCATGGGTTGGTGGGAGCATCCGACCAACCGGATGCCGCTCGCGATCCCCCCGGATCGGTTCCAAGACAGTCTCTCGCGCGAAGAGTGGGACTTAAAGGGCAAGTACAACCTTGACCTTCCGCAACTCAACTGGAGACGGTGGACGATCGCCAACGACTTCAATGGCGACATGACACGGTTTCGGCGAGAGCATCCCTGCACCCCGGAGGAAGCTTTCGCCGCCAATTCGCGCACTCGTTTCTCGATTCCGCATCTCACCAAGATCTACTTCAAGGCAGCTCCACTCGCGGGCGAACTTGAAGTCGAGGACGTGGGCGCAGGGGAAAAGCGTTTGGTCTTGAGTCCCAACGAGCACGGCGCCTTCCGGGTCTGGCGCCGGCCCGAAAAGGGACGCCTGTATGTACTCGGGGCCGATTGTGCGCAGGGCCTCGACATCAATGAGGGCAAGGGAGAGGCCAATCCGGATTGGACCTGCGGCCAGGTCCTCGACCGCGATACGGGCGAACAATGCGCCGTTTTGCGTGCTCGCATGATGCCAGGCGAATCGGGGCGGTATGTCGCGCGAGTCGGCAAGTTCTACAACATGGCGCAAATTTGCGGAGAGCGTAATCCTGGCGGCGGCGGGGTGTCGATGCTGGAGGCCGTAATCAATGCGGACTACCCACCGAGCCTGCTCTATCACCGCTCGGTCACCCCCGACCGGGACCCGCAGATCCGGGGCGACCGTCTTGGATGGGACACATCCGGAGTGTCCAGGCCGCAGCTCATTTCGGCCCTCGATGAAGTCATCCGGCAGCTCGCCATCACCCTCCATGATCCCATCACCGTGAGCGAATTGATGACCTTCGTCATCAAGCCCAACGGAAAGGCTGAGCACCAATCCGGCTGCCACGATGACACGGTGATCGCGCTGGCGCTCGCCATCATCGCTATCACGCGGATGCCGCGCCCGGCGAAGGTCGAGGGCCTGGTGCGCAAGGAAATCAGTTTCTATGGCAAGGCTCGCGACGCAGCTTCGCGCGAAGAGATACGCCGGGGCTGGTGAGCGTCGAATGGCGGGCATGAAAAAACTCATCCTTTTCTTCTGCGGCGCATCCCTCGCGATCGCGCAGACCAGCGTCGACATCAAACAGGTGCACTGCTCCGCATCATTGGCAGCGGGCACTGTAGCGGTCGTAGTCGCCGTACCCTCTACGGTCACCACGATCGCCGCGGGCGCAACTACAACCGTCGAGATGCCGGCGTTGGTGTGCGCGACTGTGGATCCTGCCACCCTCGCCCTGGACACCACGAAAACGCCGCCCGTGCTCCATGCGATCGTTCCGGCGCCGGCCCCAGTGCCCGTGCTCACCGCCGGCACACTCACGGGAGCGATTGACGGCGCCAATACGGTGTTCATCGCGCCTGCGGTTCCTGTCTTGGTAACCAACAACGGCCTGGTCCTCGCGGCCGGCGTTGACTATTCCGTGAGCGGCGTAACCGTCACCTTCGCCGCGGACGCGATCCCGCAGCCAGGCGACATCCTGCAAGCCTTCCACTACTGACGCATGCGCGCCGACTTACACGCGCGGCTGCAGAAAGAGCTGCAGCGCGATCGCGCCGCCCGTGCTCGCGCCCCTAGCGATCGCAAGGCAAGGCGGCGCCATTCGAGGATTGAGGCCAAACTGAATGCCAGGATGCCGTGGCCCGCGGAAGACGTGCTGCAGATCGTCGGCCTGCGCCTTTCACCTGCCTCCAGTCTCGATCCTGGGAATTTCGCGCGCATGCCTGCGAGCGACGGAAAAGCGCTTCCGGGCTACAGAGAAACGCCGTCGAGGCAGCATTGGGGCTACAACGGAGGCTTTTGGGAATGAGTCGTCCAGCGTGAGTCGAATACGAGGCCATGAACGCTCTCGAACAATTCTTCATCGCTCTGTTAGAGCAAGTCAGCGCCGAGTTTCTCTCGGCCGCTGCCAGCACCCTGCAACAGAAACTAGCCGCTGCCGCGCCCAAAACTGCCGCGCCCGCCGCTCCCGCAACCGTGGCCTAAAGTGGACGCCGATAACATCACCACCGGGGCGGGCGGCATCATGTGCGCCCACCTCCTTTCCACGGTTCAGTGGAACCTAGTCCCCTGCGGAGAAGCCGTCAAGATCGGCCTGGCACTGGTGATCCTGTTCGGCGGTTACCTCATGTATCGAAAGAAGTGAACCATGGATGTCGAGAGCAAACAGACGTTAGATGAGGCGGTCGCACGAGCGCAGTCCGCCGGCGACGAGCTGGTGGACCGCATCACTGCCCGCCTGAACGCTGCCATGCTGCCGGCGATCGCCGCGGCGCAGAAGGCCGCGGATGAGATCGTGGACCGCGCCTCGTGCGAGATTGATCGGACCATCGCAGGACTGGACGGCTGGACCCTCACGATCACCGTTCCGCCGATCGTGATGAAGCTCACCGCGCCGAAGTCGAATTAGCCGGCATGGCGATCCACATCAAGAAAAAAAATAAGGGGCTGCTGCACAAGAAACTCGGCGTACCGCAGGACGAGCCGATCCCGGCGGGTAAGCTGCAAGCTGCGCTGCATTCCCGTTCTGCCAAGGAACGCGAAGAGGCCAACTTCGCTGAAGTCTCGAAGGGCTGGAGCCACTCGCGGTGAACCACTACTCGCCTCATCACGTCGCGGGATTCACGCTCATCGTGATTCTCGCGGCGGTGCTTGGCTTGGTGACCGCAGAGTCGAATACGGGCTTGTGTGGACATACAAGCAAGCGGGACCGGGGCTTGTCAGTCGAATAGCGGGCGTGGCCGACGAAACCGCCTTAGACACTACCTCCAACGACTCATTCCAGCTCAAATGGCCCGCGGCTGAGTTGGCCCGCATCGCGAACCGGATCCAGTCTGACTACCGCAACGCCCTCGCCGACCACAACCGGCGCATGGAGAAGTGGCGCGAGTATTACCGCCGATGGCGCCAGATGGTCGACGTGCCGAATCAGGGCGAAGAAACCGCGTCGAACGTCCCGGTGCCCTATGTCCAGTGGAACATTTTCACCAAGTGGTCGAAGGAGATGGACGCGCTGTTCGGCGACGACGCGGAAATTGTGGCGGTCCCGGTAGGCCCCTCGGACTTCAAACGCGACAAGAAGATCTCGCGGTACATGACCTGGCGCCTGTTCACCTCCATGAAGCTGACGTCGCGGTTTTGCACCTTCGTGCTGCGCAAGCTGCTCTTCGGCCGAAGCGTGGCCTACTCGCCCTGGCTGCGCGACACCTTCGAAGTGACGCGGCCCGAAACCAATGAACCGGTCACCATCACCGATTACGAGGGTCCGGACTTCCTCCCGCTCTATCCGGACGATTTCGTGGTCCCGTGCGAGGAAGTCGAGACACTGCACCAGTTCAGCTTCTGTATCCGCAAATGCCGGATGACTCCGGACGCGCTGCTGCGCGGCGAGCAGGAAGGCCGCTTCCAGAACATCGGCAAGAACTGGCAGCAAATCATCAACATGGCCCAGCACGGCATCCAGCGCGAATCCGAGGGCGACGAGATCAAACGCGAGCAGGACGAAGCCGAGGGCCTCATGTACGAGCGGCCTATCTCCGCCGGCGAAAATCTGCTCGTTCTGGAATGGTATGGCCGCTGGCGCCCGCTGAAGAAAGGCAAGGCCGATGCCAGCGAGTGGGACTGGAAGAAGCGGGAGATGTTGCAAAAGGATTTCGTGGTCCGGTACCTCTGGGATCTCCACATCATCGTGGGCGTGCAATCGCTCGATGCGCTCTACCCGACCGTGAAGAACAAGCGGCCCTTCGTCGAGGCCTCGATGGTCAAAGACGGCTCGTATTGGTCGATGGGCATGGCCGAGATGCTCATCAATCTCGAAGACGAGCTCCGCGTCAATCACAACCAGGCGACCGAGGGCGGCCAGCTCGCCATGAATCCGCCGGTAGGCTATCGGCCAGCTAGCGGCTTCAATCCCGACACCTTCAAGATGGAGCCGGGCATGGCGATCCCGCTCGACAATCCGGCGACGGACATCAAGCAGCTCACCATCACGACGGACCTACAGATCGCGCAGTGGAAAGAGCAGTGCACCCTGGCCTACGGCGAAAAGCTCACCGGCATGGGTGATCTGCAGATGGGGAGACAGTCCGATCGGCCGAACGCGCCGCGGACGGCCCAACAGACCGTGTCGCTACTCGAAGAGGGCAACGTGCGGATCTCGCTCGACACCAAGGTCTTGCGCGAGGATATGGCGCTTGTGTTACAGCATTTCTGGCAGCTCGAGTACGCCTTCTCGAACGACGAGACGTTCTTCCGCGTGACCGAGGAAGACGCGGATGGCGCGTTTCCCGTGGCCAAGGGTGGCTCCTACCTCTCCCTCGAAGACCGCGACGGCCGCTACGATTTCCGGCTGCAGTTCGCGAATTCCGTCTGGTCGAGGGAAGCCGACAAGGAAAAGACCCTCGCGCGCTACCAGCTCGACTTGCAGAATCCGTTGATCGTAAATAACCCGTTAGCGCTCTGGGAAGTGACTCGCGAAGCCCACGATGCGCTGGGGGATCCGGAATTTGAGGCGCTTGTGCCGCGGCCTCCGCAGCCTGATGCGTCCGTGGATCCGAAGACCGAATGGGTGAACCTGTTGCACGGCGAGACCGTTGTCGTGAACCCAATGGACAACGACTTGCTACATATGATCAGGCACATGCGCGATATCAAATCGTGCGAAGCCGACATGCAACATGCGGACCCGGAAGCGCTGGCCAAACTGATCCTGCACTACCAGGAACACATCCAGCAGCTCCAACAGAAGAAGATTCAGCAGGCCGTGATCGAGCAGGCGATACAGGCCGCATCGCAAATCGCGCAGAGCGGCGCGCGCTCGGCGCAAGCCATCGCGGGCGCGCAGCCGGTCGAGATGCCCAACGGATTGTGGCGCGGGCCGATTTCGCAGCCACCGGGCAACCCGGTTGCTTCGGGGCCGTTTCTTTACAGCGGCCACGATGAAAGCCTGCACGGCAATTCGTAAGGGGGCAAAGGCGAGCGGAAAAATTCGATCTGCTGCACATGGTGCGGCACGTGAAGGACATGCTTCAATGGGGCCGCTCGCCTTCGCCCCCCATGATAAGTCGAATGGCGGGGCATGACAACCAAAATCTCGCCCCCCGACCACATCGATCATTTCGATGTGACCGAATTCCGGGCCTTACTGGATTCCGACGCCTACAAGGCAATCATGGCGCGCATCGAGCAGGAGCACAGGCGTGCCGTGGACCTGTGCGTCCGGGCTACCGACCAGATCACGATGTGGCAGGCGCAGGGCGCCGCCAAAGCGCTCGAAGTAATTCCCGCGATCGGGGAACGTATGCTCGACGAGATGCGGGCGAAGCTGGAGGCCGCCCAAAAGGCCGCGGAAGCGTTCAAAAAAGCCCCCGGAGCCATCCACGTCGAATAGCGGGCAGCTTCTTCAACCTTTTCTGGTGATTGGTCGCCAGGTCCGGACTTTAACCGCCGGGCCTGGCGTTTTTTTGCCCGCACGCGGCCGCGTGTCGCGTCGAATGGCGGGCGTGCCCGATACCAGCAGCGTCATGCGCCTCCCAAATGTGTTGGGCGTGCGCTGTCATTGGTGCTCAAAAGAACTGCCCGAATGGAGGGTTCACCGCCTCCGCTCGGGCCAGGTCATCTGCGATTACTGCCTGGAGTGGCATATCCACGCCATGCAGTTCCTTGGGGGCGCCGTACCGCGCGGCTGCCAGGAATGCGGGCGCAGCTGGGATGAGCTGCGCAACGCGGATCCCCGGGCGCTCGACGTGAAGATTTACGTCGTCCCAAAGGACGGCATCCAGCAGATGCTTTGCGAGCGCTGCGCGATCCCGTACACGCACCAGCGCAAAGACCTCTACCGCGGGACTCAGTACGGAAACCAATTGGAGAAACGAGCCTAATGCCCTGGGACCCATCTGACGCCAAGAGCCACACCAAGAAAGCCACCACACCGAAGCTGCAGCGGCAATTTTCCGAAGTCGCCAATTCGGTCCTGAAGCGCACCGGCGACGAAGGCCGAGCCGTCCGCGAGGCCAATGCCGTCGTCCAGCGCTCCTCAAAACGAAAGTAACCCAATGCCCGAAATCATCGATACCACCGTTTCCACCACACCACCGCCTGCGGCGCCTCCCGCGCCCCCGGCAGCCGCGGGGCCATCCGCGGAGGACCTCGCTGCTCGCCAGGCCGAGATCGACGCGCTCAAGGCCGAAAACACCTCGCTACGGCACTCGAGCGAATTCTGGGCGCAACGTGCCCAGGCAACGCCCCCGGCTCCGGCCGCGGCGGCCGCCCCTCCGGAGCCCGAGCCCGAGGACAACACCGACCTCCTCGACCTGCTGACCACCGGCGGCCCGAAGGCGTTCGACCGTTACATGAAGTCGAAAGGCTACGTCACGAGAACCGAAGCCGAAGAGATGGCCTCGGCGATCGCCAACAGCAAGGCATCGCAGCTCACCACCGAATCCCAGCTCCTCAGCAAGTACCCGGACCTGGCGAACAAACAGAGCGAGTTTTTCCGGGCTACAGCCAGCCATTACGGCGAGCTGGTGAAAGAGGGAGTGCCCGAGCAGCTCGCGATGAAGATCGCGGCCGAGCGCGCTGAACTCGACGGATTCAAGAGCGGCAAGGTCAAGACGCCGGCCCAGCGAACCACCGATCAGGCCGCGGAGGCGGAACGCAAACGCCAGGCGCGGATCAGCGCGCAGGCCGGCGATCGCGGTAACCGTCCGGCGGCGGACGCCGAGCCGGAAGACGACGACACGACTCTAACCGAAGCCCAGAAAGCGATCTGCCGCGGCATGGACATTTCCGAGGAAGCCTACATTGCGCGGCTCAAGAAAGGCACAGCCCTTGGCGGCCTGCCGAGAGGAAGGAACTGATAAGTGGCCAAGAAACTACCCGTGACAGACCCCGCCGAGGCACTCAACCAGCGCGTGTTGAAGCAGCGGCAGCAGCGGATTATCGCGAAGGAAGTCGAGGAGTCGATCGACCTCGGCCTCAAAATCCCCGAGAAAAAATTCGATAGCGCGGCCGAGCTGCTGCGCGATCAGTTCGACAAGCAGTCTTTTGGCGATGCGCCCAAGACCACCACGCGCGTCGTGTACGGTCCGGATCCCATCGTGACCAACTGTCCGGAATTCCACGAGCGCCTCGAAAGGTACGGCCTCGAAGCCGTGGCCGATGCCTTCATGGAGTTGATCCTGAAGAAAAAGGAACTGGCGGCGCCGGATCCCATCATGCGCAAAGGGCTGCGCGCCTCGATCGCGAAGTTCGGCGTGGACGCGACGGCCAAGGCCTTTCGCGACCGCATCCTCCGGATCCCGCAACGCACCGTAGAAATCGAGCTGGACGATGTCATCGACCCGCTTATCATCAACCCGATGCGCAACGTAGTGGCGAAGTATGGGCCGCTGCATCCCGGGATGAGCTTCAAGTTCCTCAGCGATCGCTGCAACGACGTACTGGGACTCCGCGGCTACGAAGTCGTGAAAGACGAGCGCGGCGACCCGGTAAAGATCGGGACTTTGATCATGGGCATGATCCCGGAATACATCGCGCAGCGGCGCATGGAGCATTTCGCGGAGGAAGGCCGCGCCCAGGTCCGCGACATGGAAGAAGCCTATTACGACAAGGCACAACGCGAGATCGCGGGCGAAGGCGGGGCAATGCGCAGCGGGGCAAGCCTGCTGAGGCCTGGCGAGCGCGTTACGGCCTCGATGGCGGTCAACGATGAGTATGACGGGGCATCCCGCGAAACCGGCCTCCGCTTCGCCGGCGAGTAGCCGGCTGCACGCCGGAGCCGTGGTCATGCACGAGGCCGCGGCGGTGGAGCTGCTCTACATGCGCGATCGCGGCAGCGATGCCGAACAGTGGGCTTGCAAGCTCCTCTTCGTCGAGCCCGCAATCGAGACGCGTACCTTCCGCCGCGGCGAACAGTATCGGAGCATCCACGGCAGTACTTCACTTTCTGTCTAGCGATTCGTCGGTGACAGGTCGAACGAAAGGGCGAGGATATTTTTCGCGTGGCGAACCCCAACAACCCTTTCGGCTTCAAAGCCATCTCGCGGGACAGCGGCGGCCCGTTGACTACCCGCCAATACGGCAAGGCGTCTAACGACGGAACTGCCATCTTCGCGGCCGACTTGGTGATGAAGGCCGCAACCAGCGTGCCCGATCCTACCGGCCTCGGCAACCCGATGCCCGGCTGCACCAGCGGCCAGAACGCAACCCCGGGTACGACTCTGTGGCTGGGCGCGAGCGTCAACTACGGCGCCGCCTCGACCGCGACCCCGCAGTACGTCTACGACGAACTGGACACCATTTATATCGCGCAGGTCGACGGTACGCTCGCCGTGACTACCGCCTCCCACGCCGGCAAGAACGCCAACGTGAACAACCAGGCGGGCAACGCGCTCACCAAGCAATCCAAGATGGCCGTGGCGAACGGATCCATCGCGACGACTTCGGGGCTCGATCTCCGCATCATCCGCGTGTCGAACATCAGCCCCAACGTGGAGGGCGCGAACGCGATTGTGGAAGTCGTCATTCTCAAGTCCGAACTCGGACAGGACACCGCCGGCGTCTAGCGCGGCACAGGAACAGGAACAGGGGACACAGGCACAGCAATGTATTTACGCACATCCTTTCCGGATTTGAACCTGACGACCATGCTCCCGGCCATCGACGAGGTGGTCATGAGCAAGTACAACAGGTTTCCGGAGCAATACAGCGAGGTTTTCCGGATGGAGACCTCATCTCGGTCGATCGAGCAGACCACCGAGGTAACGGGCTTCGGACAGTTCGCGGTCGTGCCCGAAAACGATCGGACCGTCTACGACGATCCGCTTCCCGGGTTCAACAAGACCTACATCCCGGCCCAGTACAGCTTGGGGTTCCGCGTCTCGCGCATTGCGCAGGACGATGACAAATTCGGGGTGGTTCGCAAGCTCGCCAGCGAGCTGGGCAAGTCGGCCAAGGAAACCGTCGAGGTAACCGCGGCCTCGGTCTTCAACAACGGTTTCACGGTCTCGAACGGTCCGGACGGCCAGTCCCTGTTCTCCACGGCTCACCCCCTGGTGGGCGGCGGAACACAGACCAACCGCCTCGCCTATGCCAGCGACCCAGACATCACCAGCATTCAGCTCTCGCTGACCGGGATCCGGCAAACGCTCGATCACCGCGGCAAGAAACTGCGCATTCCGCCCAAGAAATTGATCGTGCCTTCGCAACTCGAATTCATCGCGGCGGAACTGCTCGGCGGCAACGACCGACCGGATACCGCCAACCGCACCATCAACGCCTTCAAGCGGCGCTCGGGGATGCCCAGCTTCGATAGCTGGATGGTCTGGGATTATCTCAGCGATCCCAACGCCTGGTTCATCGAGTGCGAGAAGGAAGACACCGAACTGCGGTTCTACAACCGCGAGGCGTTCAACACTCGCCACGACATCGATTTCGATACGCGGTCCCTCAAGACCGCCGGTTGGATGAGATTCGCCGTCGGATTCAACGGCTTCTACGGCATCTGGGGAGTGCCCTCCAGCTAGGCGTTCGGCCTAGTTACTAAGTCACCGAAAGGAAACTTACTAAGATGGGACAAACTCAAGAAACCACCGGGGCTACCCGGTTTCGCGGGCCGACCGTCATCACGCTGCGCGGCGCGGGCTCACTCGGACACGATCCGCTGACCGTAGGCGCAGGCGACGACATCGCCCTGCGCCTGCAGGTCCCCACCAACCAATCGGCCAACATCCTCACCGTCGAGCAACCCGATGGAACGGTGATCTTCGCGATCAACGCTGCGGGCGCCATCGTCAACGGCGGCCTGGCTGGCCCCCAAACCGGGCTCGGCTCGGTGGGCGTGGCTCACGCGATCTACAACTTTGCCGTCGACGGCGGGGCAAGCTGCACGCCCGCGGCCAACGCCACCATCCCGGCAAACGCACTGCTGATCGGGGCAACGATCAATCCGACTACGGCCGTAGCGGCTGCAGGTTCGGCAACGCTCGAAATCGGCACCACGGCAGGATCCTCGGCCACGTCGATCCTCGGATCGACAGGCAAGGCCTCGCTCACCGCCGACGCGCTGATTAACGGAGCATGCACCTTTGCATCGCCTGTAAAGATGAGCGCGGCCGGCCAGATCCTCATCACTGTGGAGACCGGACCGCTGACACAGGGCGTCATTGAAGTGCTCGTGGTCTACGTGGTTCCGGCGAACTCGTAACGCCATGCAGAACAAGAGCTACAGGCCAAATGTCGTGCGGGCCACGGCCTTCACGGCGGGCACGTATACCTCGCAAGTCGAAACCAACACGTGGGGCCGGGGCATCCGGCTCTACGTCACCGTCTCTGCCGTCACCAGCGCAGACGCAACCGACAGCCTTTTTCTGTGCGGCGCAGTCCCCAGCACCGGGACGCTGATTCCTCTGGCTGGCTTCTCGGCCGCGGGCATTCTCTCGACGGCGGGCACGTTTGTCTTCGACTTTTACCCGGGCGCGTGGCTGCCATCGCAGGTCGCGTCCGGGGGCGCATCCCTTGGCGTGATGGGCCTACATCTGCCCCTGCAATGGGCCGTCCAGCTCACGCTCGGCACAGGCAACGCAGCCACGCTTCAGGTCGACGCGGAAATTCTACCGTAAAAGGAAGGTTTATGAAACTCTGGATACTCGCCGCGGTTTTCGCGGTGTTTCCGCTTGTGGCGCAGAACTGTCCCAACGGATACGTGCTCAGCAACGGGGCTTGCGTTGGAGGCCCGTCGTTGCCAGTGGGGAGCACCGTGACCGGAAGCGGAGCGACGTCGGTCACCAGGATCCCAGGCACCGTCGCGATAGGGACTACTTTACCTAGCGGTGCTCCCACTGGGACACTCGGCGCAAACGTGCTCTATTCTCCAGCGATGCCGATCAACGTCAAGTCGTACGGCGCTGTTGGCAATGGCTCCGCTAACGATACGACGGCCATTGCTAACGCGTGCGCAGCCGCCAAGGCGGCGACCACTGCACTTTATTTTCCCGCGGGGACGTACTTGACGGACACAATTACCTGCATCAATGTGTCCGGGATGCTGGTATATGGCGATGGACCGCTCAATTCGGTGATCAAGAGTCGCACCGGCACAGGCGTGATCGAGACGACCGGTGCCTCGATATCTGCACTCACCATTCGAGACCTGGGAATCAATGGAAACGGAGGCGTGTCGAACCACGGAATATACATTCACAACGATACGTTCACCAATAATTTGACGATCCATGACGTTACGGTCGTGGGGGTGGGTGGTAGATGCGTCTACCTTCCCGATGCGTTCTCGACGTTGATCGACGAGGTAGGATGTACCAGCAGTGCCGACAACGGCATCGAGATAAATGGCTGGCCAGCCAGCACGATTGCAAACAGTTACGTGCATGCAGTCGGCAGCGGCAAGTCTGCCTATGTAATTTACCAAGGATCGGCGACGATAAGCAACTGCAACGGCTTAGATGGCTCTGGTTCAAATGTTAACTGGGCCGCGCTCGGGCAGAGCACATCACTGGGAGATTCCGCGAATACTTACTCATATGTGACAATCTCCGGATCCAATGTTGAAGCGTTCGAGAATTATGGAATCTGGGTCAAGAATGGTACGGTGTCGCTTTACGGAGTCCAGATAGCCGCCGGTGCGTCTGGCACAGCGCAAGCAATTCGTTTCCCTGGACAGTTCGGGGTACTAGCTCCGGTGATCGACTCCAATTCTAATATCACGACAGATGGGGCCTCATGGGCAAATGGATATGCAATCCACTCTAGCTCATCGTGCCCGGCCATTATTGTTTACAACCCCAACAGCGCGACCACTCAGAATTGCTACGCCGAAAATGTGTCACTGGCCTATCCGACAGGTCAACTCGGAGGCTATGGTACAGCGTACGGCATTTACGCTCCTGGCTATAATCACTTTGCGACTCCAGATGCATATTTTGGGCATGTAACGGGGCAGGGCGGCTCCCCCACTGTGCATTCCGGATTTGGCACCAATCCCAGTATCAATGGATTCGACAGTGCTGGCCAAGTAGTCATAGGCACCGGTGGGACGGCCACGACCGGTATCATCTACTGGTCAAGCGCATACTCGCGAAGCTACGTGAACTGTTACGTGCGAGACAGGACCACGACAAGCCTAAATACCGGGCTGACATGGGCTGAGACCACATCTCAATTGACGATCACGGCTACATCTGCCTTTGGAGTCGGAGACGTGGTCGCTTGGACGTGCGAGGGTTACTAGGCAACATTATCACCGAGCGAGCGTTACCGCTCGCCCGATGCTATTTGGCGCCGGCAGTCTTGCCTTTCGGCGGTTCGGCAGTTTCGCCTGTCTCGCCGGCTTCGAGCAAGACCATGCACGAGCCTGTGTTCCCTAGTGCCAGCAGGTTTCTGCGGATCTGCTGGGCCTGGTTGCCGCGGAAGTCGTAGAAGGTGGGTCCGGGGCTGCCTGGCTGAGTATTGAGCCAGAGCCTCACGCACGTTCCCCCACCCTCGCTCTGATTGCGCTCATACTGCGTATCGACATCCCGGATGCCTGTCAGCGGGATGTTGTGACTGCCGATTGTGACGAAACCATTGTCCATGGTGATTCTCCCTGCAGACCATCGTACCCCTCGCGAAGTCGAATTGCCTGGTGATGGCTACTTGGGGCACTCTTCGATACAACATCCTGCAACAGGTCCCGGGCACGAACCTGGACGTGCTCGACGGGTTCCTGAACGGGCGCTATGAGCAGATTCTCGGCGCCGCCGACTGGACCGGGATCCACGCCCGGGCTGAACTGCAAACCGCGGCGGCCTACCTCTCGAACACCGACACCTGCACCCTCACCGTGGGATCCGCCACCGTGGCGGGCGTCGGGACCGCCTGGACGGACGCCTATGTCGGGATGAAGTTCTACCGCGTGGGCGATGAGCCGGTCTACACGGTGACCGCAGTCGGCAGCGCCACAAGCCTCACGCTCGATCGACCTTACGAGGGATACGGCGAGGACGCGCCAGGCGTCCAATACGCATCGAGCGGCTACGTGTTCATGCAGAACGTGTACACGCTGCCGGCGGACTGCCGATCCCTCGAGCGCGTACTCGATTCGCTGACCAACTTCCCGCTGATCAAGTTCACGCCGGCGGAACTGGACGAGACGGCCGGCAGCCGGGCGCAAGTCGGCTACCCGCAGAACTGGACCGAGATCGAGGACACGGCCGAAGTCATCGGCACGCCCACCGTGCACCAGGTCGAGCTGTTCCCCCCGCCGAAGTTCGCGCGGGGCATGACCATCGAATACCTACGCAATGCGTTCACCTTCAACGGCCAGAACCTGGCGCAATCGCCGCTCCCCTTCATCAGCGACTCCTGCATCATGTACGGAGTGAAAGCGGACCTCGCTGCCGATGCGGGCAAGATCAGCCAGGCGCAGATGTTCGAAGCCAAGTTCAACGCCGAGCTGGCGCGCATGCTGCGCGTGGAATTTACGCAGAGACGGACGAAGCCCACCATGCGGATGGCGCCGCGCTTCTGGCGTCATCGCGTGGAGAGAAGCGCGCGTGGGTACAATTACGGATGGAACAACGGAACGAACTGAGCAACAGCCCATTCCTCGGGGGTCCTGTTGTTTTTTCGCTGTGTCCCTCGAAAGCCCTGTGTCTACTAGGTTCAAAATGCCGATTCCTGGTACCGTCGAATGACTGATTGTGACCTGGGGAACTATCAGACTTATGTGCGCCAAATGGGGCGAAAACCTCGATTTGGACATGCTGGATTCTTTTCTTTACGAGCGTTATAAGACGATTCTTGACGCGTACCCCTGGAAAAGTCTTGAGGTAGGCGCGGCCCTCACGATCACCGAGGGGACACCGGGCACGCCCAGCATTTACAAGCTGCCGGCGAACCTCAAAATTTTGCTAGAAATGAACAACACCGCGGGCGATTTCCCGATGCGGCCGTATACCCAGGCCGAGCTGAATATGCGGTTTCCGGGCCGCGCGGACCAGGGGCAGCCTTTCTATTATTCACTGGCGCAGGATTCGGGCGACACCCCGCCAGTGCACCAGGTCGAGGTTTACCCGGTTCCGAGCTCGACCGCGGCCGCATCGACGCTGGCCTATCGCTACATCGTCAATGCGCCCAATTTCGATCCGACCGAGATCACCGAGTCGCCGCTGCCCTGGATACCCCCCAGAGTAATCATCCAGGGCGTGCGCGCGGACATTCTCAGCCTGGCGAAGGACTACGACGGGATGACCGCCTTCGAGAACCTCTTCACCGCCGGCATCAACGACATGCTCCGGGTCGAAATGCACCGGCAGCCGAATTCGCGCCTGGCCGAGGAAGCGCGCTATGTGGGCGCGGCGAAGTTCACGCCTCCACCGCGGGCGAAATAACGTGCAGCTCTCCGTCATGGTTACGCGGGTGAGCCAGCGGCTCAACGAAGCCGGCACGCCCGTGTACTATCCCAAAGCTGAACTGGTAGCCGCCTTGAATGAAGCCCAACGGTACTTTGTCCTGCTGACTTTGGGTTTGGAAAATTCCATTTCCTGGACGCCCGAAGCCACTTTCACCCACATGTTGAGTGTGGCTTCCGACTGGATTTGTCCGCTCCGCATCACCGACTCGACGGGCGCGAAGGTGCGGCCTGCAACCCTGGCCGAACTCGCTGCGCTCAATCCTTCCTGGATCTCTTCGGACACCGCGATTACCCGGTATCTCTCGCTGGGGGCAGACTTCATCGGCGTATACGGCCAGTCATTCGCGGCCCTCACCGTGACTTACGTGCAGGCGCCCGCCGCGCTCGTGGATGACACGGACGTGCCCGCGATCCCCGCGGAGTACCATGCGGCTTTGGTCTCTTATGCCATCTATCGCTGCCGCATGGTGGAAGGTGCGCAGGAATTTTCGAAGACGATCCCTTACCATGACCGGTTCATGGATGCGGCCAAGCAATACGCGGGCTTCGTGCGATCGCGCAACAAAGGCGCCCGCTATGATAAGTGTCCCCCAGAGGATGAGTTTTTCGATCGCTCGAAGCTCGCCGGCACGATGCCTGTGAATCTGCTGCCGCAAGGCGATGGGACGGTGACACCACAATGATCGACGCGGCCGACTGCATCACTGATATCACTTACCGGCTCGGCTTCCAGGATGCCGACGATCTGGACGCCACCGGGACCTGGGTGACCTCAACCGAGCTGTACGAATTCGCCGACGAGGCCGTGCAGCGCCTGGCCTATTTGGCGGGCGCCTTCATCACTTACGATTCCTCGATCACGGTGAGTGAAGGCACCGCCGTCTACGATGAGCCCGCAGCAAACGTTTACACGCTTGCGGCGTGGCTCGGCACCGCCAACCTGCGGCTAACACCCGTGCGCGAGCTTTGGGCGCTCGATGCCACCTGGTCCGCAACGTCTGGAGCCAGCACGCGGGCATCGCTCGACGCCGGTAGCATCGGCACGATTACGCTTTACCCGAATCCCAGCGCCGGCGGGACGCTGAACCAAATCGCAGAGGAGTATCCCTGTACCATCGCGCTCGATGCTTCCACCGTGCAGCTCCCTATCCCGCTGCAGGACTGGCTGAGCTACCGGATGCTGGAAGCTGCGCGCCGCAAGGAATCGGACGGCACGCAAACGGAAATGGCGGACCACTACGAGCAGCGCGCCGCGACGTACGAAGAGATCGTCCAGCACCTTTACGGCGTAGGCGCGTAGGCTAACGGCTTCGCGGGTCGAACAACGGGCGTGGGGTATACCCGTGAAAAACTGCAGATCCTGGCCGACAAGTTCTCGCTCGCGGATCCCGGGGACAAAGTTCCCAAGACTTCGATCCTGCTCGGCCAGAACTTTCGCGTCGACCGCACCGGCAAACTGGTGCAGCGCTGGGGTTACCCGCAGAAATACCGCATTGCCGGCGTAGGCTACGCGCACAGTTCCGCCAACAATGGCGGCGATGAGACCAGCTATTACACCGCGTGCAACGTCCTGAGCGGCCCGAACCCCTGCAGCGTTTACTACAACGGCGGATCGACGCCCATCGTGAGCGGCCTGAGCGGTTTTCGAGTCGGCTTCGCAGCCATGCTCGGCAAGATGTTCATCATGGACCGGAACGTCCAGGGCTACCATGACGGTGCGGCGTTCTGGGCATGGGCCATCACCGGGCCGTCGAGCGCGCCCACGCCGGCCGCCGGCGCGACGGATTCTACTGGCCCTAACGGCACTTACAACTTCTACGCGACCTTCGAAGCGACGGATCAAACCGCGGAATCGAACGGCGGCCCGCAATCGATCGCGGTAACCGTGGCGGATCAGGACGTCAATTTCACCGGTATCCCCGTTTCGACCGATCCGCGCGTGGGCTTTGTGAACATCTACGCCGTGGGGGGAACGCTGGGCGGCGCCTATCTCTGCCTCACCGTCGCCAACGGCACGACAACCGGCACGTGGAATACGAATGACCTGACCATCACGGACAATGGCGAGCAGATGCCTATCGGCAACGGCCTGCCTCCCGCAGGTTGCGGCCTGGCCGGTCCATATTTCGATGCGTTGTATAGCTGGGTGGGCAACCGGCTCTTTTACACCCCGCCGGGTCAACCGCAGTACTGGAACACTGATCCTGCCGCGGGGGCATGGGTCGATGTGGGCCAAGACGGCGAAGCGATCATCTGGTGCACCGATCACACGGGCGTGTTGGTGATCTACAAGGAAAAGTCCGTCTGGGTGCTGATCGGGGATCCCTATACGGGGACGCTCGAGCAGATCGAGGACGGCGTCGGACTCACCAGCGCGTTTGCCGTGGTCAAGGGTAAGGGACTCGTCGACTACTTCGTGTCACCAGGAGGACTGCGGCGTTCGGACACCACGCGCACCGAGGAATTCGGCCCTGACATCCGGCCCCTGTTCAATAGCTCAATCGTCAATGCCGGCAATCTGACACCGCCAGGTTCGATCCTGACCGGGCCGAATTACTCCGCCAACTCGCTCGATTGCTACGGGATCGCCCTGGGCTACGCCATGGGCAAGCTCTACGTGTCCTACGACGAGCAGGGGGCGAGCGCGTGAGTAACTTCGCATTCGTTCAGATCACGGCAGGGAGTGGAGAGGGTACACCGACCTGGCCGGCGAGCTCGCCAGTCGGAGATCTCGGCCAGCAGGTCTTCGGCACAGATGTATCCGAGGGAGACGCGATCATCGCGTTCGTGACAGCCGGCTCTGTCAGCAATACGCAGGGGCCATGCGGAGACATCACGGATTCCCAAGGCAACGAGTACTCATTGACCCAACAGGAAGTCTTCAACGAATGCACGATTTACGCGGCCATCGCTTCGGCCAGCGGACCACTGACGGTCAATAACAACGTCGGAGGAACGGCTTTTATCGCCGCCGAGTATTCCTCGATTCTGCCGTTCTACATCTGCCCGGGCAGCACGTATCCGGGATCCTTCAACACCAGCAACACCAACCTCCACTGGAATCCTAGCGACCCGACGGCATTCTCCTCGACGGAGGAATGCATGGTGATCTGGGGCAGGAGCGCAACCGGTAGAGGCGTTTACACCGCGGAGTCCGGGACGATTCGGTACCAGGGCGCCCAACAGATAGACACCATCAACGGTTACTGTTTCGCGTTCGGCGACGACGACCAGCCATCGCTTACGACGAGCTATTCGAACACGGTGAGTGCCGGCGGCGGCGGGTGCTCGGTCATCCTCAACCTGACCAATGCGGCATGCTGCGGGGGGATCTCCGCGGCAGCCCCTCCGCAGCCGCCAGGCGCGCACGGTACGGGCCAGCCCGATAGCTCGGTTGGCACCACGGGCACGAGCGCGTTGCCCGCGGCCAACACCGGCAATACCCTCGTCTATTTCGAGCAAGAGGACCGCTGGATGTACCACCGCAATGCGCTGGGCATCTCGCGATTTTACGGCTTCCTCTTCGACGGCATCCAGATGTTGGGACTCACCGGCACAACGCCCGCGAGCGGCGGGTCGGATGCCGTGGCTTACAACATCGACGATTTCCGCGGCTTCCTGACAGAGGATGAACCAGTGTCCGGATCGACGGCCGTACCGATCCAGTGCGTCTACCAATCGCACTTCGAGGACGCGGGGCAGCCCGACAACCAGAAGAACTGGCTCGAAGTCGTGGTGGATGGTATCTGGGGCGCCGATGTCACGGTCACGGTCTATGTTGCGCTCGACAACGCCATCAGCGCTCCGTTGACGGAACTCGGCACGTTCACCGGTACCGGCAGCCGACAGAAGCATAGTTTTCCACTGGGCGATGACGGGATGCTCGCCACCAACATCACGATCGCGATCGCATGGTCCTCGACTTCGGACAGTGGTGCCTGCGAGATCCACAATGTTTACCTGTACTACTACGTGGAAGCGCGCCTGGCGCTCGCTGCATCGACCCTCGCGACGGACCTCGGCACCGCGGCCGTCAAGCAGTGCAAAGAGCTGATGCTCGACATCGACACGTCGGGCGGCGCCGTGGGCTGCAACATCTATTCCGATCTGCCTGGCAATGTGCTGGCTGTCCGGCAGACTCCTACGATTGCGGAGAACGCCGGCCGCGCGATCTGGAAGTACCCGTTCTCTGTGACCGAGGGTTTTCTCTGGCGTGTCGCCTTGACGGCCGCGGCGGGGGCGTTCCGGCTTTACAGTGCGCGATTACTCATGCGGCCGGTGGGTGTCTATGTCGAGGCGTACGAGAGCTTGGCGGGCTTTGTCTACGACAGTGAGCCCCATACCTTCGAGAGCGGCCTGACTCACATCCCGCGGTCCTTCGCGATCGCGTTGGCGGCGATTCCGATCAAGCGGTTTCGAGAGCTTTCGGTTGAAATAGAGACCTTCGGCGGCGATGTCACGGTGGCTTTCCTGACCGATCTGCCGGGCAATATCGCGGCAACCCGTTGCACCTGGACTGTCAACACCGGGACAAACGGCCGGCGCTACATGCGGCTGCCACTGCCCCTGGCGATCGGCGCCCCGGTGTACAATCCAACTACCACCTACGGCGACGGCGCGTTTTGCAGCTATGCCGGCAATCCCTGGCAAAGCCTGCAGCCCGCAAACTCCGGAAACGCGCCGTTTGTCGGATCCTCCTGGTGGCAACCCCTCCCCATCGAAGGGCGCATGTGCCGCCTGCAGACTTCCGGATCCAGCAAGTACGTGATCTACGAGGCCTCCGTCGAATTTCTGCCGGTCGGCGAATACATCGAGGCCTACGAAGCCGCGGGCGGCGCGGTCTACGATTCGCGTGAGACGGACTTCGGAAGCAAGAAACCGAAGGAAGCGCGCGAGCTGGAACTCGACATCGAGACTACCGGCGATGTAACGGCCACAGTCTATTGCGACTTGCCGGGCTTCACGATGGCGCAGTGTTTCCAGAACACGGTAGCCACCACCGGCCGGCAGAAGATCCTCTTGCCCTTAACGCTTGATTCCGCGCCGTTTGATTATCCCGTCGGACGTTTGTGGCGTTTGGTAATCAACGGTAGCAACGCTTTCCGCCTCTACGGCGCAACCCTCAAGATTCGCGAGCTGGGCTGCTACCTTACTGGAGACGAAGCCTCGGCGGATCCCGCCGGCGTGTTCGACACCACGCCGATCGACTTCGGCAGCGAGCGGCTGAAGGAATTCAAAAAACTGGAAATCGAGGCGCAGACGGACGGGGCGGCAACGCTCACGCTCTGGACGGACTCACCGAACGGCGCCATGGTTCAACAGCTCACTTGCGCGCTGAACACGGGCGGCGTACGGCAGTCAGTGAAGATTCCGCTCACTCCGGGTATCCGCGGCCGGCGCGTGGAGGTCGAGATCTCGGGCGCGGGCACACGTCTGTTCGCCGGCAGGATCTGGTGGCGCCCGCTCAACGAGCCGAAAGCCCAGTGGACTTGGGGCGATCTGCCGATTCCGCCGACGCCCCCGCAGTGGACGAATGCCCCGTTTGCGGTGTCGCCGACGCCACCGGCAGCGCAGGCGCAAGATCCGGCCCAGTGGACGTGGGGGGCTATTTTGAGCATCGCGGCCACGCCTCCGGAATGGCAATGGGTGGATCTTGACGTGGCGGTGTCCGGATGAAAACCGTACAGGGGGGCACGAAGAAGATCCCTATTATCAACTCGGGGCTGACCAGTGATGCTCTCACTTCTGCGATTAACGATCGCCTGCGGCGCGCCAGCGGCCTGCAGACGAAGGGTAAGCTCAAGCCCGGCAATGCGCTCACCATCGACTCCAATGGTTTCATCGTGGACACGGGCGTACCCGTGAAGGCCTCCAACTCGGCGAGCGGCGCCGGTACCGGAACGGGCGGCGGTATCTCGGTCAATGGCGTGAGCTACTTCATCACGATCAACAGCGGCGCGCTCGCGAGTAACTTGACCATCAACGGGCACTAGGATGACAACCGACAATTTCAACGACACGACACCAGCGGCGCCCTCGGGGCACAGCAACGTCAAGTGGCAGAACGACAGCAGCAGCCCGACGAATGTCTCTGCCTATTACGTGACCCCGCCCACCATCCCCAGCGTGACCAACCTGCTCGAAGGTGATGGTTCCGGAAATGGGGCCGACAGCGGCGTAGCGATCGCCGCGCTCGCGCCGAAGGCATCACCGGCATTCACCGGCACACCCACGGCGCCCACGGCAGCGCCGGCAACGAACACCACGCAACTCGCTACCACGGCATTCGTGGAGGCTGCAACGGCCGCGTTGACCACGGGCGTCAGTTCCGTCTTCGGCCGAACGGGCGCGGTGACAGCGACAAGCGGCGATTACACCGTTAGCGAGGTCACCGGAGCAGCCCCTCTCGCTTCGCCAACGTTCACCGGGACGCCGGCAGCGCCCACCGCGAGCAGCGGGACAAACACGACGCAGATCGCCACCACGGCGTTCGTCGCGGCAGCGGTTTCCGGGCTGGGCGGTGGCACGGTCAACAAGTACTCGACGACTTACAGCTCGGCCACCTCAGTCACGGTCACTCACAGCCTCGGCACAACCGCAGTGATCGTTCAGTGCTGGGATTCGTCGGGCAACAAAATCGAACCGGAAAGCACGGTCGTAACAAGCAGCAGCGTTGTCACGCTGACCTTCGGGACCGTGCAGTCGGGATCAGTGGTGGTGATCGGATAGGGATTTCTATGAAAAAGAAACTACTTTGGACAGCGGCAGTTTTGACGACGATGTTCGCGATGGCGCTCTACGGGGCAGTCGTCAACGGTTACCTGGATTTCGCCGAGCGCGCAGCGCCAGGCAACCCAGCAAGCGGAAACGCGCGGTTATATGTCAATAACAGCACAGGAGTCCTGACCTGCATCCTGAGCGGCGGGACAAGTTGCATGCCTTCGGGCACGACCTATCCCGGCTCAGGGGTGCCCAATTCTACCGGCAGCGCGTGGGGCACATCGTATGGCGTGCAGGGCTCAGACGCTAACCTGATGAGCGCAGGCAGCGTGAGCGGCACAGGCAATCTCCTGTGCCTAGACGGAAACGGTGGCACAACTACCACCGGCTGCATCGTCACCAGCACCGGCTACACCCCATTCGCCAATCTAACCGCTCCATCGACTTCGGGAATGTCCTGGATCAACCAAGGCTCATCCTCCGTGGACGTTTCAGGCGGCTTGCTTACGATGACGGCCACCGGCACGGGAAGCGATAATATCCGTTTTTACGGCAAGGCCACGCTCTCGACTCCATATAGCGTGATCGGCGCGTTCATGCCCCCCATCCAGTCGGGCATCGCTGGTTCCTCGGCAGGCTCAGTGAGCGGATATTCAACCGGCATCGCCCTCAGCGATGGGACCAAGTTCATCACGTTCGCGGTCGCTTTCGCGGCGGCAACCGCCTATACCCCCCAAATCCAGATCAATGAGTTCACCAACGCCACAACCTTTTCGAGCACGCCATACCAAAACGATTCGTTTTCCTTTTGCCCTGCGACCTGGTTCAGGATAAAAGACGACGGCACCAATCGGACTTTCAGCGTGTCTTGCGACCCGACCAACCAGGGATGGACGACGCTTTACTCGCAGACGGATACTACTTTCCTGACAGCGACGAAGGCAGGGTTCGCGATGGATCTCTATAGCAGCTCGATCAACGGCCTGACCGTCAACAGCCAAGGGTTCGTCTCCTTCAGCCAGTCCAGTCCCTGACTTACGACACCCGCCGCAGGCCAGTACCTAATGGCCTCTTTCGGGACCTCACCAAACCTTCAATTGCTGTCGTCTCCGGACGGCATCAGTTGGACTCTGCTCGATTCGTTCATGGTAGACGGATCTTCAGGCTATCTCCGCGACCCCTCCATCATGTACTACGACGGCAGCTATTGGATTGCCTACACTAATTGCCAAAACTCAACATCCGTAGAGACCAATTTTGGGATAAGATCGGCAACCAATCTAGGCACGTGGTCAAGCGAAATTGCGGTGTCCCCTGGGGTTTCTGGAACCGTGCGCGTATGGGCACCGGAATTTTTCCAGGACCCGGTTTCAGGGAACGTTTATGTCTACGTCGCGATTTCGACGAGCGGCGGATTGACCACCAGCCCCTTCAGTATTTACGTCGCCCAGGCTCTCAACACATCGCTCACATCATGGAGCAGCTTCAGCCAGGTCTACTCCGGAAACTACTCGATCGACCCCTACGTCGTTTACGCGGGGGGTGCCTACTATCTCTGGTACAAGAACAACAACACGGGCTATGTCGAATACGCCACCTCGTCCTCCCCCACCGGCATATTCACGGCTGTCGAAACCGGCAACTGGGCAGGTTGGGGGAACTCCCCGACCTACGAAGGCCCATGTGTGCTGAACACGGGCGGAGACAACTGGATCATTTACTTCGACAACAACACCGACTCCGTGGGACAGAGCTACTCGGTCAGCACGAACAACTGGTCCACGTGGAGCGCGCCCACGCCTATCGCTTCGCCGTACGTTGCGAACCACGGAACCACAATCGTGAACCCGTGATCCCGTAGCTACGCCGGCACAGTTCCGGCGGCTGTGGCTTTCGCGGCAACGGGCGCGGCGGCAGCCGGCGAAGCGGGAAAGGTCATGGAAGCCAGGACGGAATCGTAAATCGGGGAGAGTAATGCCTCCGCCGTGCCCGAAAGATAGGCATTGGGCGCGATCGCGGCGGCTTGTTGGAGCGATGCCGTGGCGATCGCGAGGGTGGCCTGTTTCGCCGACTGAGCGGAAAGCTGCGGCGCCGCGGCCTGCACGCCGCTCGCGATCGCGGTCACGCCCGCGGCCAGGTTAGCAATTTGGTTGAAAACGGTCAGCATTTTGAGTCTCTCTTTTCTTTTTCAATAGTTGGGGCCTCAGCGCGGGCTTGAGCCCCACCAGGTCGCACAAATCAACTTCTTCCGCGTCCTCGTCTTCGGTTTCCCACACGCCTGAAATTCGACTTCCCGGCAGGGTCGAACAACCGGGCATGGAAATAAAGCTCTTAAACCCCTTCCCCGTTCACCTTTGGCCCGTCGCATGGAGTTGGTTAAGTCCGGTCCGCAGGATCGTGTGCGACGACTATGCTCCAAAGACAATCGGTGAATTCGTCGAAATGAAGATGAAGGGCGGTTTATGGGCGATCGGTGTCACCGCCGACGACCTGCTCGCTGGCGTGGCGATGTTCGAGCCCGTGAATCCGGCCAGCGTGATCATGCACGTGCTGTTCGCGCCGAAGTTTCGCGGCGTGAACAATACGGGCACTGCGTCGCGGATGGCATGCGAGAGAGTTTTTGCGTCGGGCGTGCGCAAGATCCTGGGCCTTGTGCCTGAGAATAACCGCCTGGCGATCGCGCTCGCGGTACGGAGCGGGGGACAGATTGAGGGCGTGCTGAGAAATCACACGCTACGGGATGGGAAGCCGCTGAACGCGGTGTGTATCGGAATAACGAAAGAGGACTTTGACCGTGGGACTGAGTTTAGGCGGATCGACCGGCGGCAGCAGCAGCAAAACATCATCGACCAGCTCGTCGACCAGTCAGCCGACGTACAGCGGCAACCAGTACAGCCTGCAGAACCTCCTGGCGCAAGCGCTATCGAGCCTGGTGCCATCGGCGGCGAGCGGGGGGACGTCGCCGCAAGTGCAAGCGGTCGAGACGGGGAACGCCAACCAAATCAATCAGACGTCGGCAGCGGGCGGGACGGCGATCAACCGGTTCCTGGCAAGCCGCGGGTTCGGGCAAAGCGGACAGACCGGGCAGGCAGGCCTGCAGACGGAACTGGCAAGGCAGGCGGCGCAGGGAAACAACCTGGCAAGCGGCGGCGGCCTCCAACTGCAGCAAAATAACACGACGCTCGCTGATGCGCTCGAATTCGCGTATGCGAATCCAGGATCGAGCAATGCCGGCAATGCCAGCGGTACCGGGAGCAGCTCGTCGTGGGGCTTCGGGGCCGGCGCCGGATTCGGAGTGCCGGGCATTCCCGGAATTAGCGTACCGAGTGGAGGATAAGCCATGGCCGTAGGATTACCAGAAGCTCCCCAGCTCAATCTGAGCAACCCCTCGATCGAGGCCGCATCCGGCTTCGCGCAGGGAGGCGCGCACGCTTATGCCGCAGGCCTGCAGTTCGCGCAAGCGCTGCGCGAGGCCGCGTTCCAGCAGCAGAAGCAGGAACAGGCGCAGAAGTTCGAACAGGTAAAGCTCGACCAGCAAAAGGCCAACGATCTCGCGACCGAGCAGCGCGGACTCCTCCAACTGGGCGGCTATCGCGTGCCGAAGTTCGACCCCGTGCAAATCGGCAACACGGGACAACCGACTCTTGCGAGGGACAATCACGAACCGGCCGACGATCCCCGCCTGGCGGGCATTCAGCAGGGCGACTTCCATCTACACTACGCCTCGAATGGCGAGGCCTGGTACATGCCAGATAAGGCGCAAGCCGCCGCGTCGGAAGCCCAAGCCAAGGAATTGCCGCTCAATGAAAACAACTCGGTCACTCCAGGGCAACTGGGCGATGCTTTCAACGGCGTGAACGGCCTTGCGCCCGACCAACGCATACCGTTCAAAACCGCGGATTCGTTGATGGGCGTGGCGCGTTCCCGGAATGCGAGCAAGAACGCCGCGCCGGCGCCACACTGGGCGCCCGACACGTTACTCGGGCCGAGCCAGCTCCCTCTGATGGAGGATCCCAACAAGCCTGGCACGTTTATCGAACCAAACGTGCCCGCAGGCTCCAAGATGG